TACACACCGCCTTTAGCACCACGGAAGTAGGGCTTCGGGTATGTCGGTATAGTGTAAGTCTTAGGCGCACTGGCGGGGCGTTGCGCGCTAGGTGCAACTACTTCGTTGTCGGCAGCGTCAGCCTCTTTAAACTGTTTGCCTAAAACTATAGGAGATTTTATCTTACCCCACAGAGCGCAGTCCATACACACATCGGACCTAAGCCCATGAAACGTGTTGCATGTGTACGGCCCCTTGACCAACGACATTTTTCTGTGTGTCTCACTTGAGTTATAGTCAGGGTGGCCCCGCGACATAACCTGTGCAGCCTTGTCTCCATCCTCGCAAAACTTAGCGATAGACAGTCCCGCTCTCCATAATGGTTCGGTCACATTGGCCTGATCTGTCAGTATGTGCGCGAGTTGAGCGCAACCCTTACCCGCCTGTATCTTCTTTACGATACGCCCAAAGCTATTCTCAGCGTTAGGGGCTATAAACCCAACCGTAACATTAGCACCGTTAGTGCTACTACTCACAGGGGTAACGCCACCCAGCAAACCTACGAAGTCAGCTAACTCGATACTCGGTGTTGCGCTTATCAAAGCCACTGGGGATGGTGGCGTGTCCTTAAAGTTACGTGTGTCAGGCATACGTAATATACGCGCTGCATCAGCCGTAACTGCAGGATCGGCCTTGAGGCCATTCTCATCACAGAACTCTTTAAACCGTTCCGCTGCAGGCACCCAATCATTTACAGGTACTGGCGCAGACAAAACCCAGTAGGCGTGTATCCCACGCCCCGAGTTAACCTTGGTAGGCTCGGGCATATTAGTCTTGGTGCAGAACGCCTGTAACGCCGATAGCGCATCCTGCTGAGACGGGTATTCTTTGCTAGGGCCACAATCCAAGTCTACGAAGAAGGATTGTAGATGTAGTGCGTTATCGGCCCTACGATTACTGTTGTTTACGAATGTGCTTAACGCAAAATAAACATCATGGTCTTTAGCATCAAAGGCATCTACCGCTGCATGCAGTTCATCAATAGTGCCATAGAAGTTCTGCGTTCTACGTTCACCATTGGTTGCAAATAAACAGTAATGCCCTTCACTACTTAAAACACTTTTTAGAAATTCTAGTCGTTCCACTGCTAGTCCTCCGAGTATTAACGGTGCGGCACCCTATACGATACCGCACCGTGTAGGGTATTAGTCTAACTCACCCCACTCACTTACAAGACTGTCCAGCTTGGCTTCTTCGACAACAGGGGGCTTCTTAGTGGCCCGTACCTTGGGTGCCTCGTCCTCAAACGCATCATCAACAACTGCAGGGGCAGCGGGTGTCTCATCAATCTCAAACCCCGAAATCATGGTAGGGGCTTCTTCAACACTGAACCCTTCTTCTGAACCAAACGGGGAATAGTCCTCACGCGATGCTAACTCAATGACCTGCACAGCACGTAAGCGCAACGATACACCGTGATCCCGCATGCTATACGGAACACAAGAAACCTGCACATTAACCGTACTACCTGTAGTCAACTCAAAATCTGCGGGTAGCGGCTTGTTCTTAGCATCAACCTGCACAGGTGGCTTAGTAGTGTCAGCACCGTAAGCGCCTTTCAGTACAGCCTTAGCAATGTAGTTACCGTCCTCATCTTTCTTGAAGACTTCGGCTGCTTTACCCAACTTTTCGGGCCAGCCTTTTTCGGATGCCGCCCGTGTGTTATAGGCGGTAGCCATAACGGTATACAAGTCTTTTGCCTGCGCAGCGTTCATCACAAACTGCAACTCGTACTTTGCGCCATCTGCAGTGGGGTCACAGGGTACAGACTTACCGCGTTCACCTGCGGACTGATCGAACCGATATGTCCCGTTCAAACGGGGGTATCTCGCAACAACTTTGCGGATAATGTGGCTTTCAACTTTTGCCATTTGGTAGTTCTCCTTTAGAGTTTTTTATGGTCGAACCCATCTTCTATTGAAAACGGGGAAGTATTTACAGCCGCGAAACGGGCTATAGCTTGCAATGTTGCGGGGGCTTTCTTCAACCCTTCAACACTGCGTAGTTCACTAGGCACCAAGGACCGTAAGGGCTTGAAGCATAGGCGGGGATATACGTAGGAGTTATCTGGGTATACGGTAGTTACCACAGATGAAGTCTTTGTTCCCCTACCGTTCAGAAACTTAGCGTATTCCTGTAACGGCTTATTATTATTTTTACCCTTACCGAAGATAGCCGTGGCGGGTAACTGTAGTTGATATACCGTATCGAACGCTCCATCAAGCACTACCGCTAACCTCTGCACAAATCTACAGGCTCTACTATACCCCGAACCCGAACCTTTTATGTTCTGAGTGCAGTCCATACACCTAGTAGCTTGCTTATCTTCATTAGGAACTTCGGCATCAGGTACCTGTGTTGTAGATGACCAACATAGGGGTAGCGTGGTATGTGCAGGGTCATAGTCACTCTTGTAATACAAGCGAGATATCTCGGCTGCATTAACTACAACTATGTCAACTTCACTCGCCACCACTTCCCGCTCTCCATCCCCTACACGCACAAACATACCGTCCTGATAACTAAGCCGCCTAAATTCAGTCATTGTCAGGGGTATCATCTTCTCCCAAAGCGCATACGGCCTTATCTACTTCGTCCAACTTAAACCGTTGGGTGTTTTCAATTTTGACATACGTATGCTCAGGGATATAACCCTCCCGAACCCAATGCCGCACAGTAGATATGGATACAGAAAAGTGGTCTGCCACATCCGATATGTTCACGTATTTCTTCATTTCTTCCTCACAGTTAGGATGTACTCTGCATCCACATTAAGACCCATAGGTACAAGGTCAGGGTTCTCTTCTAAGAACTGCTTCATGTGAGTTTGATTAAGACGCTTTTCAAACAACTCGGGAACCTCATGCTCCAAGACGAACTTGTGCATACTTTCCCAATCGCTTGTCCAGTAACGCTGCTTAACACTACGATAAAACAAACCCGCTGCAGTTCTAACGCTGTCGATATTGCTCTCAGTGCAGTAATCTAACAACGCTTGCTTGACGGTGTTCTGTTGTTCAACAAGCGCACCGTCCTCTTCTTTAAACTTAGCAGATAACTCAGACCGCTTATCGCGTATCTTTGTGTACACCCGCGTCAGTTTTTCCACGTCTATTGTCATAAGTCCTCCGTTTATATCTATACTTGTTATCTAATGGTATTAATTAGGATCGTCAAGTATTTCGTGATATAAATTTATCATTTCTGCGTGGGCATCTATACGACCCGCAAGCATATGGTACATACGCTTCTCCACATAAGAACCCTGCAGCGATACAACAGTACACTTGTGTTTTTGACCTGCCCTGTGAACCCTAGCGTTAGCTTGAGCGTAGGTTTCCAATGACGAAGTTGGCCCCCACCACACCACAGTATTAGCGGCGGTAAGTGTTACACCGTGCGCGGCTGCTTGTGGTTGAATAACCAGCACCTGTGGATCAGTGTCCTCTTGGAACCGTTTGAATATCTCGGTGCGCTTATGTGCAGGTACATCACCGCGTATAACCTCAGTAGTTATATTCTCGGCCCGTAATTTGTCAGTCAGTATGTCTATCGTGTGTTTAAACGGGACAAACACCAGAACCTTCTGGCTGCTTTCGTCTATGACTTCACGTAAGACCTTATACCGATCTGATATGTCAAACTCTACCGTCTCTCTATCGTCGGTATAAACTGCACCCGCTGATATCTGCAGTAGCTTACTCATGTTCACGGCGGCGTTCATAGCCGTGACCTCTACTCCTGCAACTTCCATAATCATACGTTTCTTCAGAAGGTTGTAGTAGTGCTTCTGTTGTCCACTTAAAGGTACAATCCTGTCCACGTACACCATATCTGGCAAGTCCAGACACTCCTCTTTAGAGTAGCGTATCGCAGGTTGCAGCACTCCGTGTACGATCTTGGGCGCAATCGGCTTGGGTTCAAACTTGAAGTGGCTCTTGCGATCCATCACCATATCTTTAAACGAACCGAAGAACTTGGGTACACCCTGCGGGTTAACCAACTTAGCTAATCCGTATGCGTCTAAGGGCGACTGTGCGGCAGGTGTGCCTGTCATCATCCACAACCATGTGTCATCACATAGTAGCTTCTTCAACGTCTTCCACCGCTTCGCCTGTGCGTTCTTATAGTGGGTAGCTTCATCAATTATGATAAGGTCAAAGCCGCCATTCTTGATTTGCTCGGATACAATATCTACACCATCGTAGTTGATTATAACGAACTCTGCGCCCTGCTCTATTATAGCTGCGCGTTTCTTCTTAGGTCCGTGTGCTACATCTACAGTGCGGTGCATCGCAAAGGTAAACAAATCATTCCGCCAAGCCGAATCCATAATAGACAGAGGGCATATAACTAAAGCGCGCCTGATCTTACCAACCTTCATAAGGTAGTCTGCGGCCCAGATTGCACTAGCTGTCTTGCCTGTACCCTGCTCATTAAAGCAGAAACCTTTACGGTTCATAGTTAGAAACGCTGCGGTCTTCTTCTGATGGTCAAACGGTATGTGCCGCCCTGTCCAAGCGTACCGCCCCTCTATCGGGGATGGCGCAGGTATCTGCAGGGTACGTAGCTTATGCGCCTCATCAATACCCCAGTTAACAACCACTGCATCAGTACCCACAGCCTCGCTCTTGGGTATAACACTCGTGACTTGTTTGGGGTCCGCTAGTGACACTAGCAGAGCCTTGTTCTTTATTACTTGCATACTGTTCTCCGTGTAGCTGATGCTACTTTTTGTTTTTAGTTCTTCTGTTGCGACCCTTACTTAGGGAACCACCGTGCGACCTGTTACGCTTGCGGCTTTGCACCGAAACGCCATCCTTGTTCTTACCGCCCTTACTCAACGCCTTCTTATGAGCAATATCCTTGCCCTCACGCTTGTCGGCCCTGCCATCTTTGTTGGCATCTTTGCCTGTCTTATCCATCTTGCGCCGTGCGCGTTGACGTTCCATACGTGCTTTGTGTTCACCACGCGCTTTCTGCAGTTCATATTCACGCTTGTACGGGCGGGGAGTGTTCTTATAAACCATGTCAGCTCTTTCCGTTATGGGCGCACTCTAACACAGGACAGTGTTGCCTACACAAACCGCTAGGTCGTGGGTTCCACACATCAGTATCGGCGGCTGCTTGCATACTAGCATAGGCACCTCGCCATTTCATCCATAAATCAGGAACTTGCTCTACCGTATACTCAGCCTTAATTAACGCTTTAGGCACTACGAACATCAATGCTGCTTTTATAGTACGAACTTGTGGGTAGTGCTGAAATATAGACACCGCCATCAACTCAAGCTGCCCTTTGTCTGCGTACTTCGCGTTCTTACCCGTCTTGTAATCTACGATAAACGCGGTCTCTTTTTCCTCGTTTACGATAGCCAAGTCCACGATACCACGAAACCAAACATCCTTGGCTCCGAACTTGCAGGGGCGCATATCCTCGGTGAGGCCAAGCCGCTGCTCCGCAATCTTTGTACCTTCGATAGCGTTAAGCGAATCCAGAGCGCCCTGCATGTAACTATACTTCGCAGGTAGTGGTTCACCTTTACCTATGTAGTTCTCGCATGCAGTATGAAAGTGTGTGCCGTACAGCATGGCCTGACTTACCTTGGTCGGATACTGCTTTAGTATCTTCTCATAGTAGAACTGTTTCGGACACTGCTGAAAACTTTTGATCTTACTAAAAGACCAAGGCGCAACATCAGTCATGTAGAAATTCCTTTTGTGTATTTCTCGCGGGAACCCAAACTTACTAGCTGTTCAAAACTAAAGGGGGCCGTTAAATTGCCCCACGTTGCCCTACCTTGAAGAGTAGGGGCTAATGCGTGAATATATAAACTTTCTAAAACATCTAGCTGGTCGCGCTTGCAAGGGATATATGTATACGCATCAAACTTTTTATGGCCTTCAGTCTTATGGGTATGCACCCGCCCATACACATTCACAGATTGGCCTACATACACAACTTTATCGTTGGCGATAAGAAAATAGACACCGCAAGAACTATCATAAGGCTTACTCTCGG